CCCTTTTTATATTATTACATTGTTGTGAACCTAATTGTAAAGATGTACAATTAATATTACATATTTGTGCATTAGATAATTTATTATCTGGTGAGTCAAACCCACTTTCCATTACATCACCAATATAATCACCTTCATCATGGTATATATTAACCAATGTAGGTCTATTGTATGTTGTATCTATTAATAAATCGTGTATTTTAGGTATTCCTTGCCAATCACAATCAAATACAGAACCTAAACAAGTTAATTTAGTAGCATATAATCTACTATTTGATGTTCTAGAATATGCAGCATAGTATAATTCACCTTTAAATTTTTTAATAATACCTTCTTTTATTTGTATTGAATTATATGTTTCACCTAGTTGATTAGATTTAAATATAACTCCTAGTATTGATAATGGTGAATTTTGTGGTTTAGCTGAAACACATGTGTCTATAACGTAATTAGTAAAACAATTATTATCAGCCTCACCATCTTTATTATTATCTACACCAGATGATGTTTCACAATCAATTTCACAAAACTTTTCTTTACCTTTACCTCTTCTCCTTACTTTATATTTTAATAAAAATGAATATAAACTACCATTAACCCAATCACTGAAAAAGTCAAATTTAAATACATCTAGTGCTTCTGCAATAGCTAGTGAAATACAATTTGACCATCCAGCATCACCAGAAGGTGATGTCATTTCCCAAGCGTTATATTTATTAGATGATGGGTATAAATAACCACCTTTACCTTCTTCACTTTCATTTGTAGCTTTAAATGTATTTTTAAATCTTTCAGATGTATTTTTTTTATCACAACCAATACAATATGGTTTTCCAGATTCATCTGCTGAACAACTATTTAGGATGAATGGTATGTACTTAATTTCACAATCACTAATACTTCTTCTATCTATACACCTATTTTTAGCATCTGAATTACCTATATTTGATAATGCACAGACTGTTCTAACTATCCAGTTTAATAATTTACATATCGGTTTTAATACAAATTTATTTAAAAAACTAAAAACTCCATTGATAGATGGTATTATGAATTTATTTATTAATTTTATTAGTATCGCTAATAATTTAACTAATAAACATAATATAACAAATAACGGATTTAATTTAACATCCATTTTATTGAATGGGAATGGATTATTACTACCATTATCAACCTCTTTAATACCAACAAATGTCCTGTGATTTGTAGCACCACCTGTTATTTTATTTTGTACTCTAGTTATATGATTTGATACTGTATATATTTTATTCCAATGTAAATCTTGGAAATGCTTATCTATAGTGTTTTCATCAAAACTATAATCAGAATCATTATAATTATCTGGATTATGTGGTACTAAATATTTAGCTCTAGTTCTTAATCTACCTTCATTACCAGTATCATTCATACCTATTTTGAAACGAACTCTAGCTCTAGTAGGAATGCCTTTATTCGGGTCGTCAGTTGGTATTAAATTACCGAACTCATCTGTATAAACATAATCTAAATTCATTGGAATTTGATAAACCCACACACCATTATCGTCTATTAATTCACCACCATCAATATCAAAAAATTCAGTTAAACCTAAATCAGTTTTTCTAATCATTTCAATAGTACCAGAACCAGTGGTCATATTCTCCATGGTTCCCATCTTTTTTCTAGGTCTACATCTTTTATTTATACTGTTTTTTTCGTTATCACTAAATATACTACCCATGAATATTGCTTGTGGTTCTATTTCAATACCTAAATCAATATCATTTCTAGATATACCAATAATACATTCTTCTAAATCACCCCAAAATGGTATAACATTAACATTACCACCTCTAGTTTTTATTTGACTTAAAGTTTCTAAGTTTTTAGATTCTTTAAATTTACTACTACTATAAAATTGTCCTGAATTAGAACCATTTCTTACCAAATCATAAGGTTTAACTGATACTGAACCTAAATCAGATAAATCAGCACTAACATGAATTTCATAATCACCTAAAGGTAATCCAAAAAACATATAATCACCAGCAGCATTAGTTACTGTCGTGTATTTATAATATTTATCATAAACTTCAAGTGCTAAATCATTATCTTGAATTTCTCTTTTACTTAAAAATGAACCTACTGGTGTAAAACACACATCACTACTTTCATTATTTTTAGGTAGTAAATTATATTTTAAACCTAAATGGTTTTTATCTAACGTGCTTTTATATGGGTATAACCCACTTAATTCTGGGTTTAAACTATCTTCATCACTTAATGGTATAAATATAGATACTCTAGCATTGGGTACGCCAAAACCATTGTTTACTGTAACTCTACCTACAACAACACCATAATCGGAACAATATCTTCTGTATACATCTTCTTGGGATATTGTTAATGATAAAATTTCAATATAATCGAATTTTTGTTCGATTTGCATTGAAATAGTTTTATCATTACCATTTGGTGTTGTCCTTATTCTTATAGTTTCATTTGACATTTGCTAAATTCTTATCGTATATACTTATATCTTCATATTCAGTTAGAATCAATTCATCTTCTTCATAATCTTCCTCTTCATCCTCATCGTCTTCCTCTTCTTCATCAACATTTAACCTTTTACCTAATTTAATGATTGAGTTAAGCATATCTACCGTATCTATATTTTTGTTTAAAACAACCATCTTAAATAATAAATAAATTAAATACACATTAATGATTGGTATTATAAAAACCAAGCTTAATAAAAAAATTAATGTTTTTACTGAATGCTCAATGATAGATACCCATAGAGCATTTTTACCTTCATTTGATGAACTTTCACCATTTAGTACATTTTTGTTTTTGCAATTACAACCCATAAGACTTTTTTTATATTTAATATAACTAAAAAAATAAAAAATTTAAAGGTTTTTGACTCTGATTTTTATGTCCGTCTCAGGATATTTAATTTCGAACATACCATAAGGGTCACCATATAAAATGTTTTCATTTAATAAATTTATCTGTCTTGTTTCTTCATTTGAATATGGTTGTGAAACACTAAATGATGAATAAATACCTTTACCAACATTATTAAATACTCTCAAATCAATAACGTTTAACACACCATCAATTTTGTTTATCATTTCCATTAATTGAGATAAATAGATATTGTCACCCATATCCCAATTGTTGATATCAAAATAATCTCTTATATTACTTATCGCTTGAGATATTATTTGTGATTGAGAATATTTTTTATCAATAAATAAATCTACTTCAAAACCTAAATTATATACTTTACCAGTTGTTACTTCAACATAATCATTAATCATTCTATAATCAGATAAATATGTTGCTATATTTTCACTCATAACACTATCAGTTATTTCTGATAGTGTACCATCTTGATTTAATGATAATATATATATTTTTATTTTATTTTGTTCTTCCATTATGTTATATCTAAATGGAATTCCATATTGACCAGGCATTTTACCTATAATTGCTCTGTAATCATTTAATGTTACAGCTCTATTTTGCGATGCAAAATTATATCTAATCAAATTTCTTAATTCTTCAACACCTATAGGGTCTTTACCACCTAACGCTGGTAATGGATTTGTAACGATTATTGAATTTCTAACAGCCGTATTTAAATTATCTAAAGGACCATTAATAGTCGCGTTTATTTCTGTTATAGCATTTATTGAATTTGGTCCGACATTAGTATTTGAACCACCACCTATTCTATATTTAACAAACATTGTTGAATTTGTTGGTGGTATAACACCAAATGAACTATTATTAATAAAATCACCAACCATATTAACTAATGTTTTATCAACATTAAAATCACATAAAGATGTTACATCTTGTGTACCACCACCGAATATTAATTTAATAAACCCATTATCTGTATATTCAGTAATAAATCTTTTATTAGTTCTGATATACTTACCTCTTTTTACATTAAACCCATTATTTAAACCTGATTTATCTTCGACAAAAATTAAATCATCAGCTAAGCTATCTACTTCATACCATCTTATGGAATCATTGAAAAACTGAGTGTATTCAGGTATTGTTTGATAATTAGTACCTGGTAAAATAATAACAGATAATACTTCTAAAACATTCTTTTCAGGTAAAATAAATTCAGGAAATGGAATATAATTATTAGCATTTATTGTAGTATTGTAATAAACCGTACTACCATTAGTTATTAATTCTCTTTTAGTTATTGTATAATTTATAATATTATTATTAGTATCATAATTAGGTATTACCGTTCTATTAGGGATACCGCTACCATTAAATGGGTTAGCAAAGTCACTATCGTATTTAGTTTCAAATATCTGTCCACCACCATTAAATTTACTACCAGCATTGATTATAGGTGCATATCTATAATCTGGTGAATCTCCATTTACTGGTAATGTTACTGAAATATCTAATATAGTCGCTGATGCTCTATAGAAAGGTATTTTTAACCCATAATTTCTAGCTATATCCATTAATGAGCTTTTTTCTTGAGCATATATTAATTTAGTTTCATTAAATGCTCTATCTGTATGATGTGATAACATGTCAGCCACCGCAGCATTTAAATCAATTAACATAGCACCAACCCCAGCATCGTTAAATGCTGATAATGTCTCTGGATAATATTGTTTTATATAATTTATTAACTCAGTTCTTACTGAATTAAAATCTCTAGTATTATAATTTATTGATGGCATACTTTATATATTATAAATTTATAGTAATAATTTCATTTTCAGAAAAAACACCGTCTGTTATTGTATAATCAATTTTAACTGTAGCAGCATAATCACTTAATTCTGACATTTCAATAATAACATCGTTTATTGTTAATTTAGGCATGAATTTTTTAACAGTTTCTTTTATTTCTGATTTTAAATCACTAATGTTTTTTTCAGTATTCTGACTAAAAATAAATTTAAGTAAATCAGTACCAAATTCAGGCATATATAATCTCTCACCTTTTCTTGTTAATAATAAATGCATTAAGTCTGATTTAACTGCTTGGTTATTGGTTTCATTCATACCTAAAAAATAACCTAAATCATTATTTTTAAATGGAAATGTTATATTAATATACTTTGGCATAACAATGTTTTATAATAAATATAATAAACCCTATTTTTATAGTAAATCTTAAGAAACAAAAAACCCAACCATTACTGATTGGGTTTGTTAATTTCATTTGTATATTTTATGCTGAACAACCAACACATTCAAATGGACTATCTTTAGGTTTTTCACTAACAACATTTATTTTTGATGAAGCTAATTTGGTGTTAGCATCCATTTTAGATTTACTTCTGGTATAATAAACACCAGTTTTTAATCCACCTTTCCAAGCGTACATTAAAGCTGAAGCTATTTTACCATATTTTGCGTCAGCATGATATACATTTAATGATTGAGATTGGTCGACATATTTATTTCTAATTATAGACAAATCTAATAGTACTTTTTGTGATATTTCCCAAACATCTTTGTATCTATATCTAACTTCTTCAGGAATAACCATAATATTTTGAATACTACCTTGATTTGCAATAACTTTATCAATCATATCTCTATCCCATAAACCTAATTCTAATAATTCATTTACTAGATATTTATTAACAATTAAAAATTCACCTTGTCCAACTCTTCTAGTGAATAAATTAGATGTTACTGGTTCAAATGATTCAAATACACCTAATAAAATTGCTGATGAAGCTGTAGGCATTAAACCTAAAAATAAACTATTTAACATTGGAATTGGTTGCCCTTCTGGTAATGGTGACCATCCTTCAATATATGTTTTACCTTCTGAATATGGACTTCCTTCCCATGCTGGATAATTTCTTCCTTGTTCAATAGCTAACCTCATTGATTCTTCAATAGCTGCTTTATACATTGTTTCAAAAATTTGTTTATTCCAAATTTTAGCATCTTCAGATTCATAAGATATTTTCTTTTTAGCGAAGAAATCAGCCATACCAGCTACACCAATAGCTAACGCTCTTTGGTCTTCACCAGCTGTTTTACTCCATTCATCAGACCATTTGTTTTTATCTATAACCTTATTTAAGGCTTTTACAAGAACTTTAGTGGTCTTAGCTATACTTTCTAGTGTATCGTGTTCTGATAAGTTAACAGAAGCCAATGTACACTGTGGTGTTGATTTAGGTTTAGAAGCTTGGAATACCTCAATACACAAATTTGATTGTTTAATAACACCAATGTTTCTTTGCATATTATTTTTATTAGCATTATCCTTAAACATCACATATGGTTTACCACTTTCAACTTGTGATTTGATAATAGAGTCAAATATTGATTTAGGATTTACTTTTTTACCTAAACCTAGCTCAACCGCTTTGTGATATTCAAGTTCAAATTCTTCACCATGTAAATCATATAATGGTTTTAATCCAGCTTTCTTAATATCATTAGGGCAGAATGTATACCAATCTTCATTATTTTGTAATTTATTCATGAATAAATCATTTATAACTACAGCGGTAAATAAATCTCTAGTTCTTAATTGTTCATCACCAATTGGTAATGTTAAATCTAAGAAATCAAATATATCTCTATGCCATACCGATAGATATAATGCACAACTACCAGAGCGAGAACCTTGCTTATAGAATCTCATTTTAGATTGTACCATATCAGCTAATCTTACAACACCACCAGCATTACCTTTAAACGATTCAACAATGCTGTCTTTACTACGTAATGGGTCGATTAATAAACCAATACCTGAACCTTCTTTAGATGCAGCGGAAATCTTAGTTAATGTGTTTTCAATACCTTCAAATGAATCATCTTCTAAGTGTGTTAAATTACAACTAATCATTCCATTTCTTTCAGGTACACCAGCATTTGTATATGTTGGAGTAGCGAAATTACCTTTTTTAGTGGTTATTTCTTCTAATAATTCTAATCTATTTTCTTCATTATCCCCATGTAAAAAAGTAGCTACTCTATTATACATACATGATGGTAATTCAATAGGTGTTTTTTTATCGTCTTTTAATGAATATTTAGATAAAAAAGTAGTTGCTGCAAAGAAATCATAAGTTAAATCAACTGGTTGTAACTCCTTATTAATTAATTTAGATTGTCTAGATAATAATATTCTACCACCTAATAACGAGTAATCAGGGTGTATTATAACTTTATCAGCCGCTTTAAATGCGATTATTTCATCAATCTCAGTTGTTGTTATATTATCACTTATTAAAGGGATAACTTCTTGAAATAAAGTGTCTGAATCAACTTTAAGACCTTTAGCTTGTGTTTTAATCCTTGTTAAAATTTTATTTGGTGTAAAGGCTTGTGTAGACTTATCTCTTTTAACTATTCTCATATTTTTTATTTTTTAATTATTAAAACTCTTCATCAAATATCCCATCCATAGATGTTGGTATCTCAACTCTAGTGTATTCACCTTCTCTTTTTTCGAAGAAATTATTTTTAGATGATAATCCTATTCTTGACATATATTCCAAAGGATTTCTAACGTTAAATTCAAGTTCACAACCAAAATCATTTAATACAACATCAGTAACATACTGAACGTATTTAATCATATCTTGTTTTGTTAAACCTTGTAGACCATCTGGCATACTTTCTTCAATAAAAACCTTTTCAACATCATAACAACTTAAAATGATATTTCTTAATTCACTCTTTGATAATTTATAATTATCTTTTAAATAATTTTTATATAATTTTAATGCAAATTCATAATGAAATGTTTCATCACGTAAAATCAATTCATTCATAGCAGCTAGACCAGGCATTTTATTTCTACTTCTATACCAAAACACACCAGCAAATACGCTAGCAAATGATATACCTTCAACACAAGCAAACGCAACTAATCTGTGTGCGAATGATGGGTGTTGAATCCAATTCTCAGCCCAAACAGCTTTCTTAGCTACCGCTTGATTTGAATCCATTGAATTAAATAACGCTTCTTTTTCTATCAAATCTTTGATATAAGTTTCAATTAATAAAGAATATCCATTTGCATGAACTTGTTCAATAAATGTTTGATGTCCATAGAAATATTGCGCTTCTAATATTTCAACTTCTCTTTGAAAATTATTTGCTAAATTCTCAATAACTAGACCATCTGATATAGCAAAAAATGCTAATATATTCTTAAGGTAAGTTTTCTCTTCTTCCTTTAGTTCATCGAATCTATCTTTTGATAAATCTGGTTCTTCAGCAACCCATGTTTGAGCTTCCGCTTTTTTATAATCTTCCCATAAATCATTGTGAATTACAGGAAAAATAGAATATCTTTTACTATATTCGTTAGTTTTTAAATACATATTTTTTAATTTTTTAATTAAAGTTAGATAACATTTACTATAACTATCTTTGACATTTTAAAATGTCATTTTCTTGTTAACTATTTTTTTCTCTTTCCTTTAATTTAACATCTAAACTGTTTTTTATTTTATCAATACCTTTTGCTTTTTTATTTTCTCTAACTTGTGTTATGGTAACTGAGTTAGAACTTTTTCTATCCATTTCGATTTGTATTGTACCGTTATCAAACTTAACATCTTCGAATACCATACCGTCTTTACCAAACCTAGATTTAAGTATCGCAATATTTGCTAATCCAGCTTCTTTCTGTTCATTACTTTTAGCTATCGATAAAATAAAGTGTGCAATCTGCCCTTTCTTTATTGAACCACCCATTTGGTCTGATTCAACTATAGTTGAATTTATAGCAGAATTATGTGTGTATATATCATTAGCAAAAAACATATGCGTGTCTTCAACTGTAATATCAATAGTTTCTTCTTCACCTATCAACTCTATTGATTCTATCTCATCTAAAATAAAATCGTCATTATTTAAACCATGTTCTTCCATTTTAATTATTTTTTAATTATTTAAATTTTACAAATATAGTTATTTTTTATTTAAAAATAATAAACATTCATTAACTATTTTTTCTTTATTTTTTTTATAGTCACTTTCTTTAACTCTTAAAACTTGATATCCATTGGATATTAAATGTTTATCTTTAAGTTTATCTTTTTCTTGCTGTTTTTCATTTTGATGCCAATAATCACCATCAAATTCAATAACTTTATCACCACATTTAAAATCAAGTTCTATATAAATTAAATTATCATCAAAAATATAAAATAAATACTCTTCATTTAATTCAGCGAAATAAATTTCTTCAGTACCATTATATTTTGAATATATTTCCCAAAATAATGATTGTGATATTTTAGAATATTTACTATTTTTAAAACGTCTTTTTATAAACAAATCATTAAATTTATCAATACCTAACTCATACCCATATTTTTCAATAAAATATTCTTTAGACCTAACATATTTCATTTTTTTTATATGTTCATTATATTTTTCAGTACCAATTTCCTCACCTTCTCTATTTATAAAACTTTTTAAACTAGTTTTATCCATATTTTTACAATATTCACGCCATTTAATTAAACCTTCTTCTTCACCAAAAGTGTCGATATAATATTCTTTAGAAAACACATAACTGATTTTTTCGTTTTTTTCAGTCCATTTAATCAGTCCTTTTTCTTCTCCGTATCTATCTTGATATTCTTTTAATGTTTGACCATTATTATATTTTTTTATTTTTTTTCTGCTCTGCATTGTATTAATTTTTTTAGTTAATCTTTCATCCCATTTTTTAGGACCATCTATTTCACCAAATTTTTCAATACACGCATTTAAACCCCATGGGGTTTTTGATTTTTCTTTAAATTCATCCCATTTTTTATTACCTTCTATTTCACCAAATTTTTCAATGTATATATCTTTAGAATGTGATATTTTACGGAATAAATTTTTTTTAATTTCTTCAATATTATCTTTACCATATCTAATTTCCATAGCATAGTTTGACATAACATCATTTTTTAATACATTTTGTATTATATGTAATCTTTCAACCCAATCACCTTCAACATCATATTTAATAAAATCATGTATATTTTTTAATCTATTTTTAATTGATTTATTATCATACACTTCTAAAATTTTATTTATTTGATTAATTTGGTTATCTGTTATTAATTCCTTATCTAAATCATTAAATATTTTTCTATTTAAAAATGATTTTACTTTTTCACTTTCCATAACATTATTTATTTATAAATATCATAGAAAGTGAAAAAGTTGGACTGCCGTACAAAATAAATTATTTTTTAATTAATAAACTATCTCCAACACTTAATCCAGTCCTAATCGATTTTAAAGCACCAGAACTTACTGGGAAATCATGTTTATCTGATACTTTAATTTCTTTACCAGATTTAGTTTTTATTTTATAAACCTTTTGTTTTTCTATAGGAAAAATATTTGTAACTTTTTTATACCCAGAATGAGTTAAAATCTCATCACCAATAATAACATCTTTTATTTCATGTTTTCCTAATCTAGTAGTTTCAATTATAGTGTCTAAAGAAACGCATCTCCCCCCTTGAACAGCGGTCCACCCAGCAATATCAAATTCAGATAACATAGATTCAAATTCTCTCATGACCATACCTTCACCAACATTAACATCATCAACTCTTTGAGACGGTTTAACACAATCTATATAATCTATTAAGATTATATCTGGTTTA